AATCAATCTGCAGATTCTATGTCTTTAGGATCAGCATATGTTTTAAAAAGACCTAATAATGTATCTCAACCAGATGATATAATTGTAGCGTCATATGTAGGGAGACCACACACGCAAGATGATTATAACAGAAATTTGTTTATGTTAGCAGACTATTATGGTTGTAAAATTGGCTTTGAGAATGATAGGGGAGAAGTAATAGCTTATGCAAAACGATTTAGAAAGATGCATAAACTACAAGAAGAGTTTGAGATGTTAGACAAAAAAGAATTAAGGAGTAAGAACGTAAAACGTCAATATGGGATGCATATGACAGAAGCAAGGAAGCGTCAAGGTGAGATATATATAAGAGACTGGCTAAATACAGTTAGGAGTACTGATGATACGGGAAAAAAATTATTAAATTTACATAAAATCTATGATCCGGCTTTGCTAACAGAATTAATTAAGTTTAATCATAGTGGTAACTTTGACCGTGTAATGTCATTAATGATTGGGATGTATCACACAAGGGAACTCTATAATGCTGAAGTTAAAGATATATTAGAAGACAGAGCTACAGATAAGTGGTTCGAACAAAACTATTATTAATATGAATAAGAAAAAAGATTGTGAACCTTATAACCCTCTACCAGAATACTTGGCGATTGGACCATCAAATATACATGGAGCAGGGATCCTAGCAAAAGAAGATATTCCGGGAGAGGTTGTTATAGGTATTACACACATTTATGATCCAAATTTTCAACACAATTACATTAGGACCCCATTAGGTGGATTTCTTAACCACAATGAGGATGCTAACTGTGAATTACTAGATAAAGACGAAGATTATCATTATAAAATAATAAAAACATTACGTAAAGTAGAGGCAGGAGAAGAGCTGACGCTAAAATATAGTTTATACGATATATGTAATTATTTGTAGTGGTATATTTATAATACTACTCTGGTAATTAGTATTATGGTAAAAACAAGGGTTAAAAATTATTAAATTTGTAAATTATGGGATACGATAAAATACCGAGGCAAAAGCTTTCGATTACTAAAAAAAATAAAAAGTGGGGAGAAGAATGTGTAGAAGCATTTATAGATCTCTCTAGTTCTGGCTCTAGTCACTCTAAGCAAAAGGACGATTTAAAAATATTATATGATTACTATAACGGTGTAATTGACGAGGCTGATTATAATTACGTACTAAAACCTTACGGAAAATCCCGTAAGAACTTTCCTTCTGAAATGCGTAATTACCCCATTATCAAACCCATAATTGATCTTCTTCTAGGGGAAAAATCTAAAAGACCTCTCAATTATACTGTTACAGTTCAAAACTCAGATGCTATTACTATGAAAGAGCAACAAAAGTCTGAGGCAATAGCTCAAAATTTAAGACAAAAGTTTTTACAAGAAGTACAAGCACAAGGTGTAGACATAGGGGCAAATATGGATGAAATACCAACTCCTCAACATATTGCTGAAATGTTTGAAGTAAATTATATAGATTCTAGAGCAGTTTTAGGGCAACAAGCTATGAATTATATATTTCAAGAACAAGAGGTATATGATAAAGTGCAAAAAGCTTGGTTTCATTATTTAGTTACTGGAGAAGCATACACACATAGAGGTGTAAGGAACAGTGAGCCTTTTTATGAAATATTAAATCCGTTAGATGTAGATTATGACCTTGACCCAGATTTAGAATTTGTAGAAGACGGAGATTGGGCGTTAGTTAGAAAATATGTACATGCATCTACAGTTATTGATGCTTATTATGAAAGTTTAACAGAACAACAAATTTTAGAACTAGAAGAACCAAGACATTCTGAAAGTGACATTTCTTTTTTGTATGCTAACTCAGCAAATAAAGATACAAATGCATTTAGGAATAGATTAGTAGAAGTTGTAAATGTATATTGGAAATCTAGAAAAAGAATAGGATTTTTAAGTTATATAGATCCAGCAACAGGTGACGTTGAAGAAATAGAAGTTGAAGATGGTTTTAAAATGCCTGCAGAGCTAAAAGAATTAGGAGGTAATTTAGAATTTAAGTGGGTTAATGAAGTATGGGAAGGTACAAGAATAGATGGTAGATTTTATGTAAATATAAACCCAATTCTTAATCAAAGAATGTCTTTAGAAAATCCTTCTAAATGTAAACTGCCTATTAACGGTAGAAGATACTCTGATACAAATTCTAAAAATATATCTTTAGTTAAACTTGGTATACCTTATCAGTTAAATTATAATATTTACAAATACAGATTAGAACTTGCAATAGCAAGGAGTAAAGATATAATTGCACAGTTTGATATTAATATGATCCCTAAAAAATGGGATATGGATAAATTTATGTACTATGTAGAAGGTACAGGTATTGCTTGGGTAGATTATAACAAAGAAGGTATACAACTAAATCCACAACATCAATCTGTTATGGATATGTCTATAAAAACTATAAGTCAATACATTACTTTACTAGATTCTATTTTAGTAGAGTGGGAAAAAATATCTGGAGTAAGTAGACAAAGACAAGGTGAGATTGGAGCGTATGAAGGTAAAGCATCTTCACAACAAGCTATATTACAATCATCACATATTACAGAAGATCTATTTAGAAAGTTTGAAAGAATGGAACAAAGAGATTTTCAAGCATTATTAGATTATTCTAAAGAAGCATGGTTAACAGGTAAGAGAGGAATGTTTGTATTACCTGATGGAACAACTGATTTTTTAGATATAAATAGTTTAGAGCATATGGAGTCTAATTATGGTATATTTGTTTCTGATGCTGGTAAAGATCAAGAAAAACTACAAAACATTAAAGGATTAACACAAGCTATGATGCAAAATGGTGCTAAGCCAGGAGACATAGCCGAGATGTTAGATTCTGATAGCTTTACACAAATTAAAAAGAATCTTAAAATTGCAGATAAAGCAAATGCTGAATTAGAACAAGCTCAACAAGAAGCACAGCAACAAATGCAACAACAACAGCTAGAAGCTCAACAAATGCAATTAGAAGCTGAAAATATTGAGAGAGAAAAAGATAGACAAAAAGATATTGAGATAGCCTTAATAGGCGCAGAGTCTAAAGATCAAACAGATGTTAATTCTCTTAACTTAGAAAAAATGGTACAAGATTTTGAGCTTAGAAAAAGAGAATTAGAATTAAAAGAGCAAGAACTACAGTTAAAAATGCAAGGAGAGCTTGATTCTAATGCAATTAAAAGAGAAGACATACAAAGTAAAAAAGAAATAGCAAAACAGAATGCTAACAAACCAAGATAGAAGAGCAATACTAGAACAAGTAAAAGCTTCTGACTCTGGAGATATAATTGCAGCACTTAGAGGTCAGCTTTCTACTGAACCTATGCAAAATCCTGCACCTACGCAGGAACCTATTAACATTCCACAATCACCTCAACCTGTAGATGTAGACTTAGAAACTACATCAGCTTTACCATCTAATTTAGTAGATAGCACTGCATCTTTACCTACTCAACTAGCTAAAGAAGGAGGAGTAAAAAAATCTCATGGAGGATTACATACAGCAGAACCTTCTTCTACATATGTATCTCAAAATTTTAATATCCCAACAATAGAAACACCTTTAACTAAGTTGGAACAAATTCAACAAATGGTGGCAAATAGTAATACTTCAGGAGGCACTATTAGTAATTACTATGATAAATTTACAGGTAATAATCCTAATAAACAATGGATCTCAGGAGCATCTAATCAAATGTATGCTAGTGGTGAGGCTAAAGAAAAGTCTCAAGATTATGGTGAAACTATTTTAGGTTTTGCTGCACCTGTTCCTTTCTTAAATAGTATGAAAGTATCAGCATCAGGAGCAAAAATACCAGGACTTATAGATGATGTTTTATTAGGACCTGTTGCAAAAGGATATGGTAAATTAAAAAATTTATTTAAAAAAAATCCACTTTCTACAGATTTATCAAAGGCAAAATTTCCTAAGTACGACGATAGGTCTTTAATAAATAATACTTCTTTTGAAGAAATGGCAGCTGGGCCTTTTAATCCTAATAAATTAAGTAAAGGTGATAAAATAAAAGTTTCTAAAGCAAAACTAAACCAGATAAAATATTTACAAAGTGATGAGTATGCATCTAAAAGAATGGCTAATACAGGAGAAAGTTTGCCAACAGTTAAAGCAGATGTTGATACCTATATAAAAGAGGTAAATGAAGCTCCTATAAATCTGGAGTTTTTTGATAATGAAATATCAAAGATGCGAATGAAAGGCGCTTTTGGACAATACTATGGAGCCCCATCTGGAGAGGTTGGAAGAATGTATGTAAAAAGAGGTTACGGAACAAATCTAAGTGACGAAACAATGGATGTAATAAAACATGAGATTGGACATGCTGGAAGTCCTGCAGGAAAAATGAAAGTTGCTAATCCAGATGCTCCAATACCTAATCAGTATGATAAATTTGTTTCTAAAGAAGCTTATAAAAACTATCCTACTCTTAAAATAAAAAAAGAAATAACTGGTAACTATATGAGAAATCCTGCAGAACAACAAGTAAGACTTGTAAGAACTGGAGAGTGGTTAAAACAAAATGCAAAGTGGGATGGAAACCCAAATAATTTAACAGATGGTATGATACGTAGACTTATTAAATCTGTATCAAAATCAGAAGTTCCTCATGATGTAGAAATGCTTATTAGACTGGCAGACGCTACTCCAAAACAAATGAAAGATGTTATAGGAAAAGCATGGGCTGCAGTGCCAGTTGCTGTAGGTGCAGGAGCAGCATCAGAAAAAAAATTAGGAGGTTTTCAAGATTTTCCAAATATGATAGACAATGAAGAAGGAGCTCCTTGGGAAGTTAAAAAAGGTTTAAGAAGAGTAGAGAGTAGTGATGGAGTTAACATGATGAATTCATCAAGTTCTGCTACAGGATTGTATGGTCAATTATATAATGAAATAAAAGATATTCCTTTATTAAAAAATATAAGTAGAAAAGAGTTTGCAGCAGATACAACTTTACAAAATACAATTCTTGATATGAGGTGGAGAGGAGAATTACAAGGCATTCCAGGATTAAAAGATAATGCAGAATATTTATCAAAGAAATATTCAGATGTAAATAAAGATCTTACTTTTAATGAGATTGCAGCTATGAGTAATCTAACAGGTAGGCAAGGAGCTATAGATTATTTTAGATCTCTTAGACATGGTACAGAATTTAAATTACCAGGAAAAAATAAAACACCAAGCCAATATATAGAATCTTATCGTGAAGCTTTTAAAACAGGAGGTAAAAAGAAAGGAGCAGACGGTAAAGCTTGTTGGGATGGTTATAGATATGCAGGAACAGAGAATGGAAAAGACAAATGTGTACCTTTTGAATATGGAGGATTTAAAAAGAAATGTAAGTATGGATGCTGGTAAGTGTTATATAATAAAGAGAAAAGTAAAAATATAGAAAAGTAAAAACCAATTAAATTAAATACTAAATTTGTAAATTAAAACAATATATATATGGACCCAAATGAAAAAATACAATTAGACGATATTACCTTTGACGATGTCATTGCAGGTGATGGAGTTGACACAGTTGCTGAGATAGAACCAATCGAAGGCGTAACTGAAGAAGAAGAAGTAAAAGAAGAAACACCTGAATCTGAACTTGAAGATATAGAAGATCAAGAAGAAGAGGAGGAGGAAGTAGAAGAAGAAGTAGAAGCTAAAGAAGAAGAAGAAGAAGATGAAGAACCATCTGATCCTGCTGATCCTACAGTTGTTCAAGAAATTTTAGAAAGCTTAGGATATGAAGGAGAGTATGAAGATACAGCAGAAGGTTTGACAGAAATGACTAAAGACGTAGCTTCTCAAATGGCAGATGATAGAATTGAAGAAGTGCTTGAGAAATTTCCATTAGTTAAAAAACATTTAGACTATGTTTTAGCTGGAGGAGAATCTCAAAAATTTATGACAGCTTATGATCCTAATTTGGATTACAATACTATGGAAATTGCAGAAGATGACTCGAGAAGTCAAAAAGCAATTCTTTCAGATTATTTCCAACAAAAAGGTCATGATGCAGATTTTATTAAAGAAATGCTTGAAGATTATGAAGACTCTGGTAAGTTAGCTAATAAAGCTAATGCAGCTAAAGATGCTTTAGGTAAAGTACAAGCACAGCAGAAAGAACAGTTAGTAGAACAACAAAGAGCAGAACTACAAAAGCAGCAAGAGCAGCAAATGGAGTTTTGGAATGGAGTTCAAGAGACAATTAAAGAATCAAAAGAGTTTGCAGGATTGCAAGTTCCAGAAAGAGAAAAATCAAAATTCTTTAACTATCTCTCGAAGCCGGTAACTAAAGAAGGTTACACACAGCGTGATATAGATCACTCTGAAGCTGAAATGGAAAAAAAGTTAGCTATAGATTATTTGATGTATAAAGGATTTAATCTAGAGGACATTATAAACAAGAAGGCAAGAACAACGGCTACGAAAACATTAAGACAAAAAATAACTAAAAACGAAGAAACTGTAAAAAGTGCTCGTAAAAGATCAACAAGAAAGAAAAGCTTTGATTTAGATAATTTAGATCTTAATATTTAAAAATATACCTAAACAGGGAAATAGGTACCCTATAAAATTTTATAAAAATGGCAGTAAATGGAACAAACATAAGCGTTCAAAAAACGTTTTACAATGATTCGCAGATGACTGATATGAACAGTCTATCAAACGCATTGTTATCTAAACCTACTGAACTGTCTCCAATTATTACTCATTTAGCAGGTAAAGATGACAAAAGATTCCCTCTATCTTTCTTAACAGAAGGTGTTGGAAACACAAAGTCTATTGATCGCTTGGAGTATGAATATCGTGTGGCAACACATAGATTGAGAACGAGACCAGTAGCAGTAACAATGACTAGCACAGCAAATGTTGGTTTAGGTGGAGCAAGCTTCGAGCTTACTTTCCCAGACAAGCATTTTGTATTTCCATACGTATTAGTATCTCAATCAGGTACTCAAGCACGTATTATGAAAGAGCCTGTACAGGCATCTGGTGGTACAGCTTGGACTTACACTCTACAATTAGTTAACCCTTCAGCTACAGCAACAATGTCAGCAGCAGATGTTACACAAGGAGCACTTTTTGCTCAAATGTACGCACCTGTAGGAGTTGATTTCTCTAGAGGTAATGCTTCAAACTGGGAAACTCCAGGAAAAGTAAGAAACAAACTAACTACAGTTAGAAAATCTTACCACATGTCTGGAAACGCTAAAGATTTTGTAGCAGAATTTTCTTTACCAACTAAAGGAGGATCTACTACTAAACTTTGGATGGACTATGAAGAGTACTTACACATGCTTGACTTTAAAGAAGAGTGTGAAATGTACTACTGGTATGGTCAAAAAACTTATGATTCAAACGGACAGACTTACATGAAAGATGAAAATGGTCAGCCTGTAATCGTAGGTCCTGGTCTTTTAGAGCAAATTGTTAATACTGACACTTACTCTACAATGACTGAAACTAAACTTAAGAACATTATCGGAGATTTATTCTACGGAATGACTGATGCAGCAACTAAACAAGTAACTTTATATACTGGTACTGGTGGTGCAAGAGAATTCGATGAGGCTCTTAAAAATCACTTTTCGGGAGCAGCTGGTTCTTGGAAAGTAGGTGGAGAAAACAGATTTATCACAGGATCAGGACGTAGCCTAGGATTAACTGGATACTTCACTTCCAATGAGCATGTAGATGGACACACGATCAATGTGGTAAAATTACCATTATTTGATCATGGTGCCGTGGCGCAAGCTCGTGCAAAACACCCTACAACAGGATACTCTTTAGAGTCTTACAGAATGGTATTTGTTGATCAATCAAATTATGATGGTCAAAATAACCTTCAAATGATTTCTAAGAAAGGTCGTGAAGCAATGAGATGGTGTGTAGCTGGATCTGTAGTCCCTAGAGGATTTGATTCAACTTCCGCTAGAGCTTCTGATGTAGACGGTGCTTCGGTACATATGTTAAAAACAGCTGGTATTGCTCTTAAGAGATTTGATACTTCGCTTGATATTACGTGTGTAGCGTCATAATTTTATAGGCATTAATTTGCGTCTATATATTGGTTTTTGATTAAGGTTGTGGGGGAGCAATCCCCCATAGCTTTAATTAAATTATTA